CTTTCTCTTCTTCGTTCATGGTCATTTCCTTCTTTAAGGATGCCGCCTCAGCACGGATGACGCCCCGCACCTGAGACGGCGAATGGTTACGGGCGTTGATAAATCGATGGAATTCGGCAAGGGTGGCCTCCAGCGTCTGGAGGCCATCGGCCAGTCCTTGGTCCACGGCATTGGTGCCGAAGAAGAGTCCTGCCTCGGTGGCGCGCACAGCGTCCAGATCCAGGCCGCGCATGGCAGCCACGTGATCGGTGAAGATGGAATACAGCCGATCCACTTCGCCTTGCAGCTCGGTCTTGGCGGCATCCGACAAAGGCTCGTGAGGCGAGTAGTCGTTCTTGTGAGCACCTGCCGTGATGGCGGTGAACCGATAGCCATCCTTGGCGTCTTTCACCGACTGGTCGACATGCAGGGCGATGACACCGATGGAGCCGACACCTCCCGTCTCGGTCACGAACAGGCGCTGGGCGCTGGCGGCAATGGCATAGGCTGCCGAATACGCGGCATCGTTGGCCACGGCCCAGACGGGTTTGACCGCAGCCACCTCGCGCACGCGGCGCGCCAACTCGAAGCTGCCCGAGGCTTCGCCGCCCGGGGAGTCGATATCGAGCAAGATGCCGCTGACCTGCGGGTCGACCAGTGCTGCATCCAGCATGGCACTGATCTCGCCGTAGGACGTCAAACCCGAAGCGGCCTCCATACCCAGCGAGCGCTTGACCAGCGATCCATGGATCGGGATCACCGCAATGCCATCGGGAGCAGTAGCTGCGGGTGGCCGTTGGTAGACGGCCATGTCCATGGAAGGCATGGCAGGAACATCGGCCATGCCGATGCGCTGGCCGACCACGGAGAGGATCACGTCCAGCTTGGGTCGGTGAATCAGTAGGGGCGTCCCGAACAGGCGGGAGGCAAGGTAAGTCATGGTTGGGGGTCCTGGTTGTTGGGTGGCGCGGCATCCGGGTCACTAGACTGCGGATCCGTGGGCTGCGCGTCGGGGGCTTCGGTGGGCGGTGCTGCGGCTGCCTGGTCATGCCGGGCATCAGAGTCAAAGACCAAGCCCAGCGCATCGGCCCGGGCGTTGTCCGCTGCGATCTCGCGGTCCACGTCTTCGGCGTCGTAGCCATTGCCGGAGATGGCTTCAGACCGGCTCATGAGGCCCGCGCGGATCGCCAACTTCATGGCGTTGAATTCCTTCTGCGGATCGACCCAGCTCCAACCCTGTGGAATCCACTTGGCGGCCTGGTAGGTGCGGCGGTCTTTGCGGTAGCCGGGCAAGTCAATGGCGCCTTCGAGTACCGCCTGATCCATCCAGGCGCGCCAGATCGGTCGGCACAGCTGGTGCACGATCACGCCGTGCTGCAGGGCTTCGCAGCGGCGGCGGAACTCCAGCAGGCCCGCCCTGATAGAGGAATAGTTCACCTGCGTCAGGTCCCCGGTGAGCATCTCGTAGGTGATGCCCATGGCAGCGGCCACCGCCCGGAACTGCTGGCGCATGAATTCGGCGTAGGAACTGCCGACATCAGCAGGGGCCGAGAACTTGATGTCTTCGCCGGGTTCCAGGATCTGAAGCGTGCCCGGCTCCATGCCCGCGAGTGCCACACCGTTGGCATCTGCCGCAGACTCGCCCATCAGGTTGTCTTCTGGAGCCATGCGAGTGATGAAGCCAGCGAACATGGCTGCGGTTTTTTTGCGCACCAGCTCCGCGTCGTCGTACTGATCCAGCTCGTTGAGTTTGACGAGCGCCCGGGTGAGCCACGGCTCGCCCCGAATCTGGCCGGGGCGCAGCGGACGGAACAGGTGAATGAGTTCACTGGCGTCCACACGCACGGTGTCCATGCCACCGCCGCCGGCACTGCTGGACATGGGTGCCAGCAAGCCGTCATTGGGATGCGAGCGGTACAGGTGGTAAGCCACCCGGCGACCCACTTTGTCGAATTCGATGCCAGCGCGAATGACGTTGCCACCCGGCAGATCCCGGTTCATGGTGGTTGGCAGGTGCTCGGCTTCCAGCACCTGGATCTGCAGCGCTACCGGCAGACCATCTTCGGTGCGGCGGTAACGCAATCGGATCAGCGCTTCACCGCCTTCGAGCATCGCGCGGGTGGCGAGTGCTTGGAGACCGTAGAAGTCGGTCAGCCCTGCGGCATCGGCCTGTTCACACCAATCCCACCACAGGCTGTGGATCGCCTCGCGCGTGGCCTGGTCTTGCACCATGCTCTGCGGCTTGATGCCGGTACCGATGGCGTTGGCCACAAAGGCTTCGATGCCAGCGGCAGCCCAGGCGTTGCGACGCACCAGATCACGGCTTTTGGCACGCAGTTCATCTTGGGCCAGCGAGAGGGCAGCTACCGCACCGGGATTGCTGGGCATCCAAGCCAGGGCGCGGCGACCACCGCCGGTGCCGTCGTAGACCGCTTGTCCCCCGCCAAATCCGCCGAACATGCGGCGACGCAGACTTTTGAGCCAGGCCATCAGAGCGCCTTGCTCGTGGTCACGCGGATCTGGCGCGATTTGGGTGCGCCGGATTCACGAGCGATAGTGGCTTCGACTTCGGCGATCGCAGCTTTCAAATCGGCCACGCTGCGATACTCGATGCTTTTGCCCTCGTAGGTCACGCGGTGTTCGCCGCTGGCCAGGGCTTCGCGTAAGGCGTGCAAGTGTTCTGGTGTGTAGGTCATGCTTATTTGTTCACTCAAGTCATCCATCGGCTGCGCACCACGCGCCGAGCGGGCGCTGGCGTGCTGCCAGAAGTGCTGAGGCCACCGTCGAACTTCTGCTCTTGGGTGGCCTCGGGGGTGTCAGTGGGAATGGCGATGGCCGGAGGGCCAACGCCGAGTTGTTTTTCCAATTCGAGCCAGTGCCGGTCTTCGAACCGGTCCAGGCCAGCAGCTGCTGCTGCCGCTCGGGCATAGACGTAGCAGTCGAGCGCCTCGTTGCGCTCACGCATCTTTTGCCACTCGCGGTGGGCAAAGCCGTTGCGGTCTCGCCGGGTAATCAGTTGCTCGGCGCACAGCTGCTGCAGGTACTCGGCATCGACCTTGGGCAAGTGCACGAAGCCGGCCGGGTAGATCGGCGTGATGCCGTCTTCGGCCACCTCGGCGCTCTTGCGCAGGTTGTTGTAGAACTCCAGCTTGGCAATACCGCCAGACACCGGGAACACCTTGATGCCTCGGCGCAGCTTCTTACCGCTGGCGGTGGCGTCCACCGCCGTGGGCGTCCCGATCAGCGCCGCGCCACCAGCAATGCCCTTGATGGGCATGAGCCGGGCATCGCGCACGCTGCGCACAAAGGCATAGGCCTCTTGGGTGGCGTAACCGGTATCGAGCGCCAGGCGCGCCAGACTCAGCTGGCAACCACTGCTGTGGGTCCATGTTTCACCCATGAGCTTGGCTAAGCCCGACCAGACCTCGGTGCGCGCCGTGTCTCCCATCAGGATCCGGTGCTCCACCAGCCACGCGGCCTTGCCGCGCCCGAAAGCCCAGACCGAGACTTCGATGCGGTCCTTCTGCACGTCGGCACCGGCAGTCAGCAGCAAGCCACCCGCAGGCACGGTCCCGATGCGGTAGTCCTCCCGGCGTTCCAGCAGGCGCTGCCAGTCGGGCGCCTCGCCTTCCTCGACCCAAGTTTCACCCAGTTCGGTGTTCTTGAAGGTCTTGATGGCCGACGCCGAGCGGGAATCGGCCATGGCGGCCGACTCCCAGGCCCTCGCGATCTCGATCCAGCTGCGCCAGCCCACCGGGCTGTAGAGACTGGAGAGGTGAAACCCAGCGGTGCGTCCGGCTTGTTCTGGCGCGCAGGCCTGCCACTGGCCGTTGTGCAGCATCCAGGTCTTGTGGTGCTCGGCAATCGGCTGGCTGCAAGACTCGCAGATGTAGGCCGCCGTCTCCGGCTGGCCACGCTCCCAGCGCAGCTGGTCAAAGCGCAGCCACTGGCGGTGATCGCAGTGTGGGCACGGCACGAAGTAGCGGCGCTGGTCAGATGCCTCGAACTCGCGCTCCACGGCACTGGCCCCGGCAATGGTGGGGGTCGAGACGATCAGAATCTTGCGCCGGGCAAAGGTACGGGTGCGCGCCTCGGCCAGCGAAATCGCATCGCCTTCGCCTTCCACGTCCAGCGGGTAGCCGTCGACCTCATCGAGGAACAAGTACCGCACGGGCATCGAGCGCAGCCCCACCGCGCTGTTGGCGCCGGTCATCACCAGCACGCCGCCGTGGAACTCCTTGGCCAGGATGGTGTTACCCGAATCCCGGCTGCGCGCCGGGGCAATGCGCTCCTGGATGGCGGGGCTTTCTTCGATCAGCGCGTCGATGCGCTGCTTGGAAGCCCGCTTGGCCATCTCGACCGTGGGCCACACCGCCATCATGGGACCCGGGGCATGGTGAATCACGTA